ATCACTATCCTGCATCCCATAAGGGTCATAGGCTTCGTTAAAATATCCTACAGTGTCTATTGCTTTTCTAGGTATTATAACATTTCCGAATGTTGCCCAAGTAGGATGTACTTCTATTCCGTTTATTACTTCTGTTTTTGGTAGATGCTCTACGCAATAAATCCCACACATACCCGTTTCTGGTATTGCTTGTATATGTTCTACTGCCATTAAAAGCCAGTTGTTAGGCATTACAATATCATTCCCACAAAAAGCAACAATGTCATAGTCTTTTGTTTTTCTTATGCCCTCATTTAATGCAGCAGCTATTCCCTTTTTATCTATAGTAAACATATCATAAGGATAGTTTCCTAATGGAAAACTAGCTACTGCCTGTGCAGTATGCTCATGTCTAAGATAATCTAGTAGGACTATTGCTGCCTTCATTACTTCCAATATATTTAGCTGGATTACCAGCGTATTTAGAATAAGGTTTAGTTATTAGTTTTTTAGTTATTACAGAACTCATACCTATCATGCATCCCTCTGCTATTGTTTGCCTCTGATGAATGACTGCATTTAATCCTATGTTTACTTTTTCCATTACATAACAATGACCTCCGACCTTTGCACCACAACTTATTATAACGTCATCCCATACATGGCAATCGTGTCCAATATGAACTCCCTTCATAAAAAAGTTCCTATTGCCTATGTAGGTTATATTCTCCATTCCTCCGTCAATAGTCACTAGTCCTGTAATTACATTGTTATCACCTATAACCACTATATCGTTAGTCTGCCCCCAATTAGTTTTGTGTTCTGCAGGAGCACCTATTATACAATATGCACCTATATAATTATTTTCACCTAACACTACGTTAGGATATATTATAGCAGTTGGATGAATATAATTAGTAGAACTTGCCATAGTTATCCATAAATTCAAAATGCTTTTCTTTCAAAAAGTCTATATAGTCTTTCTTGTCTCCATATTTTAAATGACACTCTCTGCAAACTAACATTAAGTTTTCTATTGTGTCTTTCTCTTTACTGCCTCCCATACCTCTACAATCTATATGGTGCACATCAACGCCACGTCTACCGCAAACTTCACAACTACAAAAATCTTCTTTGCAATATCCGAAGTAGTCCATGTATATTTTAGTATGCTTTCTCATAGTGAGCCATCCTGCAAAGGTTCATCGTTATTATCTTCTACCCTTCTGTATCTTTCGTGCCAGATGGTATTAGTCAAAGTTACACTTTTTTTAACTATTTCTTCTTCTTCTGCAGCAGGATATAAAATATGTAAACATTCATGTATAAGAATCTCTAGGTGCTTCTTTCCTTTGAGCCGATTATCCAATTCAATCAACTCATCCGAGTGTGCAAACCCCCAGACTTTCTCTTTGCCTAGTTTACGATATTTTACTTTAATTCTCACTTTTTAATATTGCTTCGTCTGGTCTATCTATTTCCCTAATTTCTACTTTAACATTACTTCTAACTTGTGCAAGTGCTTTCCTGTAAATTTTTTCCTTCTGATACAATTCCTTTAATTTGTTTACAAGAAAAACCTCCTGCTCTTGAATACTCATTTTGTTAAATTTTTTAGGTATCATTTTGTTGATATTAGTAAATGCCTTTTTTGTTTTATGTTAGCCGAACCTAATCTTTTCCTAGAACTTGCTCCACAATTACTGCATCTCATTAACTCATAAATATTCGCCGTTGTGTTATAAGTCTTACCCATTACTTCTAAATCACTACTACCACAATTCGGACACCTATGCTCCTTCTCGTCTAGAATAAATAATCCCATATTAGGATGGGGTTTTATCCATGCTCTTATAAGCAAATAGGTTTCCTCTAAGATACGAACATCTTGAACATTGTAATCCTCCATTTCTTTCAATGCATCCTTATTCCCTTTCATGCACCTTTCCCACAACTCAAAGTTAGTTTCTTTTTTTCTTTTTAGGTTTAACAATTTATTTACATAGTCTAGCTTGTTGCTCGTAAACCCGAACTGCCTCCTAATATGTTTTAGAGTATCTATTTGTTGATAAGGCAATGGCGGATTTAATCCATTAATTATAAATCTAGAGTTAAGTTTAGGCATATCAAACTTTTCTCCATTGTGTGCTATCACTATGTCCGCTTCGTTAACTAGCTTCCAGATGCCTTCTATAATTCTTTTATCGTCTTGTTCTAAGACTTCTGCAGGTTTTAGTTTAGCTGAATATACTTTATCTTCAAACAACCATTTAGCCGCCCAAGTCAAACAAAACCAGTCGCTTTGTATTTGGTGCGTTCCTACATTCTGATTCCATATCCCCCAGACGTAAGCAGATATAGGAGCAGTTTCTATGTCTAATATTAGAACTTTAGCACTAGTGTTAATTTTTTCCATAGTTGAATTTCTAGTGTCAAAAGTTAGTGGTTTCTGAAATGTTTCATTTAATAAAGTCTTTCTGCTCTTAGCACCATTAGAGCCTCTATAATAGTTTATAGTTTTACGGATATTCTCTAAATTAGAAACCTTATGCTCTTGATATATTTTTTTAGCAAGAGTATAGTTTTTTAAATCTGGATAGGTCGTTAAATATTCTTTAACTAGTTTTCCTATTTTCATATTAGAACATATCCGTTCTTGTCTACTTTGCCTCTTGTATGTAAATCAAGTAATTGTCTTACTGAATATCCGAATGTTTTTTGAAAATGTGGAGCATCATAAAATTTCCAATCACCGCCCCATTCCCAATTAAACTGTTTAAATATATTAACTACCTCTATCCAGTCTGCTTTGCCATCTCTATCAAAATCTCCTTTGACATCCCAGATAGCAGTTTCATATAATCCGTTTTTATCTTTATCTATAAGCAGAACTATATCTAAAGCTAGTCCATAGTTATGATAACTAAAACCGCCTTTAACATTTGTAACCTTTGCTCCTTTAGTTGTCCTACCCTGTGCAAATAACTTGTCCTGCTCTGCAAAAGTTCTAAGCGTATATGAAAACCTGCAAACACTATTTGTTAATGATTCGCAAATCTCATCATAAATAGCTAGAGCCTCATCCCTTAATTTGGGATGAAGCAATGCTATTCGTTCTATTGTGATTTTATCACTTGGCATCTTTGGCAAAGATTCCTATTAAAAGGATTCCTAGACCTTCTAAGGCTCTTTCCCAGTTCTTTGATGCAATACCTTCCAAAAGAATAGGAAGTCCAGCAATAGCACCAAATAGGGTTGTCTTTACGTTCTGAAAGTACTCTTTCATTATTTTGATTTTTGGTTAAACAATTTATGAGCCATTCTTTCTACTCCCTTCAATCCCATGAAGCCTAAAATAAAGGCTACTGAAAATTGATGGTTTATTTTATCTATTCCGAACCAGTCACTTACTACAGGTGTTAAGTAATTAGCAGAAGCAACTCCTCCGCACATAGCTACTAAAGTTTCTCGCAAGTCTTTTCCTTTCTCTATAAAGAAGACAGAACCAAAAAAACCTGCCACAGATAAACCTAAGTTTATCCCTAGTTCTTCTAATTTACTCACCTTTTAATTCTTTTAATTTTCTTTGTGCCCATTCAATACCTGACTGTCCGCCCCAAGCATCGACTGCTAAGCCACCGCAACCTTCTGAATATGGAACGTCTTTATATTGCAGATGTCTTGCAAAAGCTGCCATCCTGCTTATAGTTTCCCTCGTGATATTTTCTTTTCGTGAAATTTGGTATGCTCTGGCTTTGCCGACTTGGGTAAGACAAGAACCCCACCCGTTTTTTTCTGCCCAAGCTATTGCTCTTTTAGCTGCGTTAACTGCTGCTTGTGGATAGTCGTTATAACTATCTGCCATTGCTACTCTTATAGCTGCCCATGCTCTATGTGCTGCTTCTTCGGTCTCATAAATACATGAGCCTTTTCCTATTCTATACTTTCCGTTAGATGAGCATTTTGTGACTGGCATAACTGCTTATAAATGCTTTCCCTTTGTTGATTTATCACACTTAGGTTAAAATTGTCATTACAATAGTTGTATAACTCCCTTCCAGATTCCTCACGAAGCCATTTGTCTTTATTCAAAAGTTTAATCCATTTAAACCAATCTGTTTGTTTATTCACATAAAATACTGGCATATCCTTATATGGATGCACGTTACTAACAATAGCAGGATTTTTCTTTGCAGCAGTTTCTAAAATTTTTAAATTAGACTTCATTCCATTAAACTTAGAATCAACTAACGGAATTAAACTTATATCTGAATCACCATAAGCCTCCATGTATCTAGTTACGTCATTATATCGGTATATCTTAGTATCTAGTTTTCTTCCTGCACTAAAATAAAAAGCCATTGTATTCCATACGTCATTCTCTACATAACCAGCCATTACCATTTTTACTGGAAGGCTTGTTAAACGCTTTGCAGGTTCTTTTAATATTTTTAAATCATGCTGGTGAGTATCTGAACCAGACCAAAACAACCTAACTACATCGCTAGGTATTTTATTTTCTAAATATTGTTCTTCTCCGTATGGTAAAGCATTAGGTATAATATGAACATTTTTATTATAAGGATATACTTCCTCTGCTAATCTTTCATGCGTTACAGTTGCTATATCCCCTAGTCTTAAATAGTTAGTTATCTTATTAGCTATATTTCCGTTTTGGTAACGTTGATATAAAACATGAGTAGCGTCTAGCTTCCAGTAATCATCATTATCAATTACTAACTTAAAATTGTATTTAGCTTTCCATTTCTCTATCTGCTCTGGTTCTATGTTGAGCATCCTATTTATAACAACAATATCAAAGCCTTTCTCTAAAACTTCGTCATTTAATAAGTCAGTAATTAGACAATAGTCTTTTTTCATGTGTGTTAATGGCATCATTATCCTGTGCCATCCTACTCCACTATGCTTCTGTGTTATTCCTAGTATTCTCATTTTTTTTAGGTCTGCCTTTTTTCTTTGGTAATTCTTGAACCTGCTCTTGTGGTAATGCTAGATAATAAGCATAAAGTCTTTGTACGCAATCCATAACACAACTAGAACACCACTTTGTCAATACAAATTGTGGGTCTAGATATGTTCTGTAGATATGCTCGTACATATTCAGAAGGTGAATGTCTAGGTTTCTTATATACCCATTCTGGCAAGTATGGTAATTACCTATGTTTTGCTCTAGGTAGTCTTTGTGCTCTTGTTCCATATTATATCTATTAATATTTTAATTATTGGTGCAGATACTCCAGAAACAAACATCACAAAAACAATCTCTTGTATTATAGCTGGGCAGAAATATAAACCTAATGCAGTCCAACTAGCTAGGCAAGAAGCACAATTAAAAGGCTTAAAGTTTAATTTCCATTTAGCGTAGAATCTATGTATATCTACAAAGAATACCGCAAAGCATACTGCTGCTATAATTACCATCCTCTTATTTTAGATTTAAGTTCTTTTTTAGTTTTGTTCAAAGTTCTTATAACTGATATATAAGGAATCCCAGTAGCTTGACTTAACTTTTTAGCGTTGCAGTCAAACTCAAAAGTATATAACCTTAAAATCTCTTTCTCATACCAATATAAATCCTCGTAGTGTTCTCTTACATAACTAGTAACATCAACCTGCTCTGTTTCAATCTTTTCTATCGGCTCATATTCTACAAAGTTTCTAAACTTCTTATAAAATTTATGGTCTGTGCTTCTAACTAGGTTTAACATTATTCGTACTACATAAAACCTTAACTGCTTTTTTTCGTAAAGGTCTATCAGCTTTTGCTCTGGAATCTCTGCTAGTATTAAGAAAAGTTCACTTTTTAATTCGTCTTGCAACTCTACAGGGTGCATCTTTCCTATCGCATCGTTAACCTCTTGCGAATTCCAAAACTCAACTAAAATATCAGAACGGAGTGTTGGCAAATTCTACTAATATTGGTTCTTTATTTTCATCTACAGTACAAATATACACTTTTGCTCCACAATTTAAAGCATCTTTTAATCTATCTATCTGTTCTGGTCTTAATCGGTCTAGTTCTGTTTTAACCTCAATAGCTGCATAAATACCATCTTTAGTATATCCCTGCAGGTCTGCCCAGCCTTTCTCTATCGTTCCCTTCCTGCGTCTTACTGGAATGTTGTTTACTCTGTTCAATCTGTAACCTTGTCTTTCTAGGTGAGCTTTCGCCCAGCGTGTTAATTCTGCTGCAGTCATATCCACAATGAGGGCATATAGCCAGTCCTCTTTGGCTTTTATGTATTGTTATTGTATAATGTTTGTTGCAAAGTTTACACCGCATAGTTCCTAATTATTTCTACAGGTAAAAATTTCTGTACTTCAAACCCACTCTGACTAAAGTTTAAAACCCTAGCTGATTCAAAAGCCTTAAATGGAATATTAAATCTTTCTTTATCTATTGTTAGGTGTACCTGCTCAATCTCTAGGTTATCTAAAATAGCATAGTTAAACCCATAGGACTTAGATTTATAGTGATAGTGTCTTTCTGAATTTCTTTTAAGTATTAATATTTTCTGGTCTGGATTATAATGTGCAATTAATTTAGGTCTTTGTCCTTTTAAAAATAATCTTAGTGGCATAGGTCTGCCAGATTCTAGCACTAGTCTATTGCCGTTGGCATCTGTCATTTGGTAGTTCATGTGGTTTATTTTAAAGATTTACTATCTGGGTTTTCTCCTTTGCTTAGGTATTTACAAAGTTCGTATTTTGGGAACATTTGCTCTAAAAAAGATTCATCATACCACAAGCCGTTATGTTCAAATAACTTGCCTTTATTAGTTACTCTCCAATGCAGATTTAATCTTTCTTGGTTCTTTTTTAGCATTACTGCTATTTTATCTGTTTTCATAAACTGATATTATATTGGTTTAAGTATTCATATAGTAACTCTCTAATTTTACAAGCATCCTCATTATCTGTATGTTTACACATACCCCTTAACTTTTGGTCAAACTGAAATAAGCAAGAGTGCATATTAGCAGCGTTATTACAAAGGTTATAACTTTCTAAGTCATCTGGGTTATCTAGGTCAAATTCGAGTATTGCTTTCATTTTTGTAATTTCAACTCTTTCCATTTTGGAAATAGTTCGTTGTTTGCGAACTTAGAACTTAATTCCTCCTTCGTGGCAAAAGTTATTGTAAATTAAATCATCATCTGAATCGTAATCTATCCATTCGCAATGGTCTTTACAATCTGGGCATATTCCGTAATCTTCCATTATTGGTTCGGTCATTTCTGCTCCGCAGCAATCTGATATTTTCATAATAAATCTTTTATGATTAGTGATAATACTCCTACTGCAATTATGAGTAACAAAAGCAAAGTAATTCTTATGATTATTTCATCAAACTTGCTCATAAAGAATCTTTTATACGTTGTAAATATAAAGCATGGTCTAAAGCCTCCTCAATAGCATGGTCAATCCATTGCTTAACTTCTAGGTCTGTTCGGTCTAAGGTTGTTCCATACTTTCTTATTCCTGTTTCACTTCTATTTTTTAGAAGATGTGCTATTCTGTAAACTACAGAATCTTTGTTGTCAATCGTAACGAAATCGTAACTCATTGTGTTTGTTTTTATAGTGAATCAAAATAGATTTTAACTGCCATCCTTCTGCACATATTCTCTAGCTGGTCTTCATCTTTAAGAATCTCGTTTATTTTGTTTTTAGATTCTCTGTCTATTATCCTTTCCTTTAGCTTTATTAAAGTTAAGTTATATATTTCAGAATAATTAAATTCCATCAAGTTATTTTTCAAGATATGTTTAAAAACTTCCAGTGCCATAAATATCTTGTCAAAACTCTTGTCTTTAGACTTCTTGTAAATATCCAATGCAAAGTCAAACATTTCCTGCGTGTCTAGTTTAGGCTGCTCTAGTTGTTTATACTCCTGCTTAGGTTCTACCCAATTAACTCGTACAAACCTAGCATAAGCACCCATCATTCTACTTAGGTAAAGAACTGAAAAGTTTTGATATGTTTCTGGGTTCTCGTCTAGCTTGTTCTTAGCCATTAACTCAAAAGCTAGGTCTAGTTCTCCTATTGGTAAGTTTGCAAAATCTTGTTGGAGCATATTTATCATATAATTGAACTCTGGAGTAGAAGGTATCTTGTCTCCTTTTATTCCAAGAATCATTAAACCCTTAGCTAAGGTGTCTAGTATTTTATTTGAGTGACAATCTTTTAAGCGAGTTGTCTGCTTCGCTAATGTAATCTGTTCCATTTATTTCTCTTTTAACTTGTTCAAAATGGTCTAAGTATTGCTGCATTTTATCTTTCTTCTTTTCCTCCTCCTTAATTTCAAATAAACCTTTCCACCTGTTAATTATACTTAAAGATACAATTTTCCGCGCAACCTCTATCCGTTCTTTTGAAATTTTTACTAGGTTGTTTAAAGCTAGTTGTTCTGACTTTTGGCTTTTAAATTTATCCTTATGTTCTTCCTTTTTGTATTCTGTCCATTGTTCCCATAACTCCTTCCATTCTTCTGAAAGAAAAAACAACTCTGTATTTATATTATTTATATTAATCTTTCTATTAGTCTTTATATTATCTTTTAGGTTTTCTACTATACCTATATCTTTTTTCGGATATAGGGGGTCTAGATTTTCTACTATAGGTATATCATTTTTCTTATCTAGGATGAGTACTAAAATTCTTTGCTCAATCTGTTGTTTATCATTCCTATAGATAACCCTACCTAAATAGCCCTTCTTTTCTAAATCTGAAACTGCATGACTTACTGATACCTTACTTATGTTTAAGCAGTTACCTAAATACTCATTACTAGCAAAGCAGTAACCTTTTACATTAGATAAACCAGAAATTAAACCAATTAGTAATTTTTGTGTAGAAGATATGTCTGTAGCTAGTAAATACCGACAAGGTATAACTGCTGCCCAGTTTAAATTATCCATAATAAAAAATCCCAGCAGGGTTTGGTATAGCAGTACCTCCCCCCGTTGGGACTAAAATAGTTATAAATATGATGTCTGCTACCATCATAAAACAAATATACTATTTTTCTTCTAATATAAACCTAATCTTATCCACTTTATCTGCATAATCCTCATCCGTATCTATTAAGTTTTTAGCAGTTTTTATAGAATGTGAACAAGTAGCATGGTCTGTATTTCCTAGAGCGTTGCTAATATCTAATAAAGTCATATTCGTATATTCCCTTAGTAAATATGCTGCACAATGTCTAGCTAATACAACTCTTTTTCTTCTTGTATTCTCCCTGCACTCTGTGTTAAATACCTCGTTTACTAAGTCTATAACTTTATCTGCAGGGCAGGTTTTTCTTTTTAGGCTTACTGGTTCTTCATCCAGTAGGCTTTCAAGTCTGTTAATCATTAAGTAATGTGATTTAATAAGTGATTTAATTTGTTCTCTTTTCATTAGAAGGGCATATCGTCTAGTTTAGAATCTCTACCATGTGGGTAGCTTGTTGTATCTTTAATCATTACTGAAAAAGTCTGGTTACC